ATGACGTATATGTTGATGAGTGGGATAAAAAAAGAAGATACTCTAACCCCAATAAATTTTGATAAATGGGTTGGAGAGTATGGTAATCCAAGTATCGCTATAGAAAACGTAAAAAACTTCAACCGAAAATACGGCACTGATGTATCTGCTCTTGTATTTTTTATGTTGGCGGAGAAAGTATGTATCAATACAGGACCGATGATAGAATACCTTATGTGAGCGTTCAAGGCGGTAAAGGCTGGTGGTATATGTTTAATGACGGACAAATGCACTATGGATACAGGCTAAAGAACTTTTCATCAAAAAATGTTTTTGTTGTGAATGAATATACAAAAGTAGAAACAAAACTAAGCTCAAATCAAACATTTAGCTTGGGCGGATATCTCTATGGAAATCCAGTGCCCGATAACTTTAAATTTAATTTGTGCGTAGAATAAATTTTGAAAGGTAAAACTATGAAACAAAGATCTATGAGGGGGGGGTATGGCAACAATTCCTAAGCTTCTTTTGGGAGTACTTGCTATGACACATATGCTAATGGCTAGTGAAGATATAAAGCTTCCAAAAGATGCGTATTCTATTCAAAGAAACGTAGCTGCTTGGTATGATAAATATCAAGGAAACGGCGGAGTGCATATTTTTAATATGACAAGAGTAGCAGGCACTTATGACTATGACTGTGAGTTTATCACTAGAGTTCCACCTGGGGGCTATTATCTTGATAGCTGGACTCAAACAGTAGTTACTAGCCATACAAAAGTTCGTTTAAATGCTGTTTCAAAGCCTACATATAGCGCTAGTGGATTTAGCGTAGATCTTAAAAAAGGAACTCTTAGCTTTTATGCTTGGTATCCATACTATGGTGGCGCTAGTGATAGCTTTAGCGTGAGCCTATTTGATAACTAAAAAGGAGAAAAATATGAAACTATATGACATAAAAGGGAAGCAAATTGTAGAGCTTGAGTATATCTCAAACTCAGAAGGTACGTTTTATATCAGCGCTTTAAGCAATGCAAAACTAAAAAGCTATGGATATAAAAAGGTAGTTGAAGATGACTATCCTAAAAACGATGACCCATATAAAGAGGTGGTAAGCAGTGGAGCCATAGAAGAAGACGTGTATCATATCAGCTATAGCATAGTAGATAAACCAGCTGAGGTTGTAGCAGCTATCAAATACGAAGAGTGGAAAAAAGATAGAGAAGAAAAAGTAGCAAACATAGAAGTGAGCCTTGATAACTGCAAAGGGCTTGATGGCTCTACGAACAATGGCGTCATTTTTCAAGGAGATGAGACTAGCCAAAACCGCTTAGGTAGAGCTATTTCTGCATCTAGTATAGCTGGAGTTGGTAGCACTCTTTGGACTGCAAAAAACAATAAAGTCTATGAGCTAAGCGTTGCTCAACTAGGAGAGATACTACTAAAAGCAGGACAAGCTCAAACTGCTATCTGGAACGAAAATAGACCAGCTGGAGCAGATATATGATAGAAATCCGCCGTCCAGTGCTAAAACCATACTCAAAAGATAGATTTGAGCTAGTAAGCGAGTATGAATACAAAGGCATTAAAATCCCCGCAGGATACAAGACAAATGGCGCAAACGTTCCTCGTATCTTTTGGAGCGTGTTTCCGCCGAACTCGCCTGAATACCTGTCGGCTATCGTAGTGCATGACTGGCTTTGCGATCTTGAAAAATACAAACAAGCCGATGAAATTTTAAAAGAGATGATGGGTGTGCTAGGTGTAGCTAAGTGGAAAGTCTATGCGTTCTACTTTGCGTGTAGGCTTTATCATAAAATTAAATACGGAGCGTAAAAAATGAGAAATTTAAAAACAGACCAAAACAAAGGAGAAAAACATGGCAGCTAAATTTGGAGTAAATATCACAATATCAGCAGAGGCAGCGCGTCCGATACAAGTAGAAAGTACAACGCCTATCGGCATAGCCGGATATGAAGAACTGCTTGAAAATGGACTTCACTTTTTTATGACTACCAATAAAGCTATCGATCATTTAAACGAGCTTTATAAAGCCAAAGAGGAGAAAAAAGAGAGCTTTAAAAAAGGCTCAATTTATCGTGCTTTAAAAGCTATTAGCGATCAAGCTGTAAATACGCAGATTATCTTGTCGGTGTTTAGTAAGGACGATGACGAGGATAGCAACGATGAAATTTCAGCTTGCGTAAATGCGATAGGTCTATTTCAAAAAGCTAAAGTGCAAACGGGCTACCGCCCAAATATCATCATCGCCCCTGAGTTTAGTGGCGAAGATGCGATAAAAGTAAAGCTTGAAAGTGTGGCAAAGCACTTAAAGGCTACTGGTATCGTAGATCTAAAAGCAAACAATGCAAGCGAAGCTATTTTAAAGATGAAAGACTTTGGCACAAATCGCTTAATAGCGGCATATCCGTATGTAAAGACGTGGGATGACGAGATAGAGGGTTATGCTTTGGCGCCGCAATCGGCACGAATAGCTGGCATGATAGCTTATACTGACGGATCAAGCGAGTTTGGTTACTCTGATAGTTATTCAAACCGAGTAATGGGCGGAGTGGTAGGACTAGCCGATGATATAGACTTTGAGCTAGGAGAGACTTGCACGGCTGATGAGCTTAGAGCAGCACACATTAGCACTATCATCCGTGAAGATGGATTTAGGACTTGGGGCGGTGAGACAAGCGATCAAGACAGTATCTGGCAAGATCTTGCAAGAAGCAGGATATTTGACCGTATTAGTGAAGCGGCTCAAAAGGGAGTGCTATTTGCGATCGATCGCAAAGCCGATCAACTCTATCACGCAAAAAGAAGCGTCGAGGAGCTACTTCGTCAGCTTGTCGGTGCAAAAGTATTGCTAGGATATGAGCTATCTTGGAGCGAAAAGAATACGGACGCTACCGTAACGGCTGGTAAATTTTATCTTGACATACGTATGCAAAATAATCCAATAGTAAAACAGCTAACCTTGGATTTTATCTATGTAGATAGCTATTCAAAGCAACTTATGAACGATTTAAACAAGTAAGGAGAAAAAATGACAAAACGACAAATCCCTGACGTCATCCAAGAAGCCAACGTTTATATAAACGGTCAAGGCTACTTAGGAGTTACAAAGAATTTAAAGGTGCCGACACTTGAGTTTGAAACCGTTGAGGCAAAGGGTGCTTTAAGCACAAACTACACAACAGGTATGTTAAAAGCGACTGAGCTTGAGTTTAAAATTTCAAAGATTGATAAAAATCAGTTTGTGGCTATCGGACTAAATTCATTTACTGATCGCATTCCATTTTTATTTAAAGCCTCTATTTTTAGAAGTGGCAAGGGCGACCCTGTGCCGTTTTCAATGGCAGCAACAGGAGATATTATAAGCTGGGAGGTTAGCGAGTTTGAAAGTGGCAAAGAAGTTGAAGTAAGCTTAAAGCTATCGGCTCACTTTTTAGACATTAACATCGATAACGTGCCAATGGTGGTTAAAGATGTTGAAAATATGATATGTCTTATTTCAGGCGTTGATTATATGGCAAAAGTTAGATCAAATTTAGGAGAATAATATGCAAAAGAAAATTATAGAGGAAAAGGGCAATAAATATACTGTTATCAAGTTAAGCGATGATAAAGAGATAAAAATTCGCCATCCAAAAGGTAGAGATTTAAGATTTGCGATGAGTGGCACAAAGACAGATGAGGCAACACTAACGTTTAAATTAGCAAGTAATTTAACTTGCCTAAGCGAAGCCGAGCTTGACGAGCTAGAAGCTAAAGATTGTGCAACTATCTTAAAAGAGGTAAGTAGTTTTTTAGCATAGCCCCGACTTATGACGGGGTTGCAATAATCGCTCATATTTTACATTTTTCATATAGTGAAATAATGGATTTTTGCTTAGATGAATACGGGGAGTTTTTAAAACGTGCTACACAAATACTGGAGGCGAAAAATATGGGAGTGTAGGAGCTAGCTTTTTGTAATTGCTCTTTTGGCTGTGTTTAAAACATAGCCAAAGGCACCTATAAAAGCCCCAAGCATTCCTATACCAAAAAGTATAGCTATGGTAGTATCGATGATACTGCTAGGTAAAACAAAAATAAGCGTTATAAAAACAACAATAAACGCAAAAATTTTCATAATACTCCCTTTTTTGGGCAAGTATATCAAAAAAAGAGTAAAAAATGCAAGAAACAAATATCGGTATAAGTATAGGTTTAGCCTTTAAAGGACTTGGTGAGCTTAGCAAGATTAATGGTGCTTTTGCAAATTTTAAAAATGGCATATCACAAGCAAAAGAGGCATTAAAAGGTCTTAATACTGTTAAGCTTGGGGCATTGCAAGAACAAATCAGCTCTACAAAAAAGGCACTATTTAGTGAGCTAACATCAAATCTTGGCAACCTTGCAAACTCAGTAGCAATCGGTGTGCCGATAAAACTAGCCATTGATGATGAGGCAGCCTTTGCAAACGTTAAAAAATACGTTGATGACACGGATGAAAATTTAGCCAAGCTAAAAAGCCAGATGAGAGATCTATCAGGCGAGCTTGGGTCTAGTTTTAGCGATATAGCAAACATCGCAGCAGGTGGTGGAAAGATAAATTTAAACGGCGATGAGCTAGTTAAATACACGCGCCTTTTATCCACCGCCAGCGTAGCCTTTGAAATGACAGCGGACAACGTCGCAAAGGCGACAAATAATATGAAAGTGGGCTTTAAATTAAAAGACGTTGGCGAGTTAAATAAATTCTTTGATGTTGTAAATTTGCTTGATAATAAGATAACTAACGCAAACGCAAGTGATATTTTAGAAGCGACCAGCCTAACCGCTGGTAATGCTAATATTTTAGGGCTAAAAGATAAAGAAGCCGCCGCATTCGCTAGTGCTATGCTAAGCACTGGCAAGGCTACAAGCGTTGTAGGCACCAGCCTTAATGCCTTATACACAAAGCTATCAATGGCAGATAAACAAGGCAAGAACTTTCAAGAAGCGCTAAATAAAATCGGACTTGATAGCACCTATCTAAAAACTGCTTTACAAAAGGACGCAGCAGGAGCTATCACGCTATTTTTAGAACAACTTTCAAAGGCAGATAAAAGCAAACAATCAGGGCTTTTATATGATTTAATAGGTGGAAATTTTGGCGATGATATAGCTGGACTTTTGGGCAATATTGACGGATTAAAAGAGGCTCTTGCTTACGCAAACAGCAGCGAAAGTAAAGGCTCAATGAATAAAGAGCTACAAACAAAGCTAGAAACAACAAAAAGTGGCATTGAAAGGCTAACGCAGAGTTGGCGAAATTTAGGCTCAGCAATCGGAGATACATTTTTGCCATTAAGTAACTCTATTGCTAATATATTAAGCGGAGTAGCTAAATGGTTAAGCCAGTTAAACTCTCAGTTTCCACGCCTTAGTGCTGGTTTAGTAAGCGTAGTGGCTGGACTTATGATATTTAAACCGCTTTTATTAATTACAAAAATAGCAGCCTTAAACTTAGCTGGTGGATTTTTGGGTGTAGTTAAGGTTTTATCAATCCTTAATCCAGCTCTTATGATTAGTAAAATAAGGCTAATAGCCTCCACCGCTGCTACGCTGTCTCACGCGAGTGCTATGTGGCTAGTTGGTGCTAGGCTAAAAACAGCCATTGTTTTAACTAGTGCTTATAGTGCAGTTAGTAAGGCGTTAGCTGGTGCTATGATGATATTAAGAACAGGAGTATTAGCAGGAGCGACTGCGTTAAAAGTACTTAAATTTGCACTTATCTCAACTGGAGTTGGTGCAATTGTCGTAGCACTTGGTATGGCAGCAGCTTATTTGATAGAAAACTGGGATAAGGTAAAAGCCTTTTTTAGTAATATTTGGGAGAGCATTAAACCATATTGGCAAGCTACGACGCAGTTTTTTAGTGATCTTTGGCAAGGGCTAAGTGATTTTTTAAGCGGTATATTTTCTCCGGTTATTGATGCGTGGAATAGCTTATTTGGTGGTTTTTTTGACTGGATAGGCGAAAAGTTTGCATGGGTTAGTGATATGGTATCAGCTATAGGCAATGCCATAGGTAAAGCAACCAGCTGGACTAAAGATACATTTGGTATAGGAGATGGCAAAGAGAGCAACTGGTATAACCCTCTTAGCTGGTTTAATGACGATACGCAAAAAGAGAGTGAAAAAGCACCTGCTTTTAGTGATACATTTAGCACGACTTCGCCAAGCGTTGCTAAAAGTGCAGTAGCTATGACAACAAACGGAGCCACAATAAACATAAATTTTAGTGGTGGTATAAATATCGCCACAAATAACGGAGTGTTTGACATGAGTGAGTTTGAAAGACAGCTAGTAAGTAGCGTAAAAAGGGCTTTAAAAACTGATGAGATGAATGCCAAAAATAGAAGCATTATAGGGCAATAAGGGGCTAAAAATGGTCTTATCGTTAGGCGGATTTAAATTTAATTGGAAGCAAATGGGCGGCATAAGTCGTGAAAGCGAATTTGGCATTAGCGAAAACATAAGGATAGGAAACTACCCGGCTCTGTTTCGTGCAAATTTAGGGAACGAAAGTATAAAAATAGACGGACATACCTTGCCGTATCAATGCGATAAGCAAGAGGCACTAAAAGAGCTTTACGCCCTAGCCAAATCAGGCATTAGCTATCCGCTTGTAACCGGATACGGCAAGTATTTAGGCAAATTTGTAATAGCAAAGATAAGTGAGAGCCAAGCCATTTTTACCGATAATGGGCTATTTTTCACGCAAAATTTTAGTTTGGAGCTTAAAAAAGATTATGAGTAAAATTTACATTGCAAACGACGGCGAACGACTTGACACAATAGTTTATAAACATTACGGCACTTTAGAAAACTTTGCCGAAATTTTAGCCTTTAATAGTCATTTAAACGCTATTTTAAGGGCTGGAGATAAAGTCTTTTTGCCTGAAATAAAGGTAAAAGAGATAAAAAGTGAGAAAACGCTATGGTGAGCGAAAACATTCATAGGACAACGACTGCTCGTTGTCCGTGTTTGAGCGAAAAGGCGGAGTATATCGCCTGCGATACGAAGCCGCACATTAAAAAGGGGACGCAATGATTAAAAAACCAAATTTTAAACTCCTAGCCAAAGGCAATGACATCACAGCCAAAATCAAAACAAACTTAATAAGCCTAAACTACGAAGACAAAGAAGGACACGAGAGCGACGAGATAAGCATAGTAGTAAATGGCATATACGCTAAACCAATATTTGGAGATAGTCTTGAGCTTTGGTTAGGATATTCAAACGATCTATTTCATTGCGGCAAATTTAGCGTGCAAACCGCCACGCGTGATTACAAAGCCAACACAACAGAAGTAAGAGCTACTGCCGTAAATTTTGCTAGCCCTCAAAAGATAGCCAAACGTAGAAGCTGGGAAAATACTAGCCTTTTTAGTATAGCCTCAAAAATAGCTGGTGAGAACAAACTGGCTATAAAAACAAACGGAAACGATCAGCCTATCGCCTCCGTCTTACAAAACGATGTTGGCGATCTTGACTTCTTATACGGACTATGCTTTGACTATGGTTATATAATGAAAGTAGCAAATAATACAATAATAATTACAAGCAAGGACGCAAAAGGCGATGAGAGTCAAACGTCAAACACGCCAAAAAACGAGAGCCTGCCAAGCTTTGAAATAGCCTTGATTGAATGCGAAAGCCTAAGCATCACGGAAGCAAACCGCAACAGCTATGCCGCCGTAATCGTGCAGTGGCACGACAATAAAGACGGCAAGGATAAACAGGTAAAAGTAGGCAGTGGAGAGCAAACATATAAGCTAAATATCCCAGAGCCAAAGAGTGACAACGAAGCCTTTAAAAAGGGTGAAGCTAAGCTAAACGAGCTACAACGTGGCGGAGTAAACGGCTCACTTACGATCACGGGCAGAGAACTAAGAGCCGGCGGAAAGCTAAAAATAATAGGCGTAGCCGGACTTGAAAATGTAGAATTTAGCATAAAAAGCGTATCTCATAACCTAAATGCTACAAGCTATATGATCGATGTGGAGTTTGAGGGGTGAAAATTCTCATTTTTTACGAAAAAAGAGAGGAAAATTAGTTTAGAGAATTTTTAAATGTCGCTTTTCCTCATTTTATTTACTGGCTTATGGTAAATCATGAAGATTGCAAAACTATTTTTGACTCTGGATAATTTTTATGAATCCTTCCATCCAATAAAGAACCATTTATTTTTTTATTTCTTTTTATTCCATCGCTCCCCCAAGTTCCCCACTGCTTAAAAAAGAATGCTATATTTTGCTTGTCACACTGGTTTCTTATATTAATAGCCCATTCCTCCTTCATCGGTCTAGCATTAAAACCACTTTCTCCGCCGACTATAACCCAGTCTATACCATCTAAATTGAGTTTACCCAGATCATTGATTAATGGTTCACAAGATAGCCACTTTATAGTGGCATTTAAATCTCTTATTAAGTCTATTCGATTTTTGACTTGGTGCGATTCTACTGTGGTTCCAAGCCATGCATTTTCAGGAATATTTTTATTTATAAAATACTCTCTCATTCTATGTGGTCGTTTAGTTAAAATTTGATATTGATGATATGGCGTTTGAGCTATTATTTCCATTATTGAGTCCAAAAAAGAAATTTCCATCTTTTCATGAAATAAGTCACTCATAGAATTTACAAAGTAAAGTGTTGGTTTTTTATTATTTTTAGGTTCATTGAGTCTCTCTTTGAGCATTTTAAATTTAAAACCATCTTTATAGTCAGTATTTCCCATTGCTTGAAGTCTTCTGGCCATTATTTCAGCATAGCAATTATTGCATCCGCTACTTACCTTATTGCACCCAATGGTTGGATTCCACACGGCTTCAGCCCATTCTATTTTTGTTGGTTTCAT